TTACTCACGTTAACGGTGCTGAGATTGTACTTTATAATGTTTGTAACGACTAATTAACTAACCTTAAGGGGGGCAACCCCCTTTATTAAAACCCTATAATTATGGCTTGTGATGCTTTAGAAACGATTGTAAAATCGTGCGACAACAACAGCGGGGGTATTTACGGTATTTGGATTAATCAACAAGACAATATTGCAAGTATCACCCCAACTGACCCTTCCGCTTCGACATGGGAGATTTCAGCAATAACTTTAGAGGCTATGGCCCCTAACTTTACAGAATTCCAAATCAAAAGAAACACAGGTAGTTTCACTGAAGAGGCTGCTATTGATTTGATTAACGGTTCTTCTTATGTAACTCAAACAATTACTTTGATGTTTCACCGAAGAGACAAAGATAAGTCTAATGCAATTAAAATCTTAGGTTCAGGTCAACAATATTTGACTGCTATTGTTTTAGATGCTAACGGTACTTATTGGTATTTCCCATACCTACAAGTTACAGGTGTTGGTGAAGGTTCTGGTACAGCTCGTGCGGATGGTTCTAAGTATTCAGTTACTTTGTTAGCTGAGAATGAGTATTTAGCTTATGCAATTGACCCTGCTGCAGTTAATGCGGTTATCTAATTACTGAATTACTCTATTAAATTACCCTGCCAATTTAGGCGGGGTTTTTTATTTGTAAACAAATTGAACTTTTATAACAATATAGTTATGATTTATTTAGAACAAGGCGAAATAAACAAGGTAATTTTAACACTTAGCGAAGTATCTACTTTAGTTAATCCTTATTATCTTTTCGTTTTCACTAATGAGATGGACACCACAAGCACACCTATTTTATTTACTACACTAGACACCAGTGCATATACTGAAAGGTACAATTTATTTTTAATAGATGAGCCTACAGAACTCACCTTGACTAAAGGACAGTATATTTATGAAGTGTATGAAAGTCTAGTAGTGCCTGAGTCAATAGAAGATACTACAGGCATAGTAATAGAAGAAGGTAGGATGGTAGTAAGTGGTCCAGTAATAAACACGATATACGCATAATTATGGCATGGTACGATATTTTTAAAGCAAGTAATAAAACTGAAGTAGTAGAAGGTTATCAATCTTTTAGTACACCCTTCCAAAAAGTAGGCGGTGCTAACCTATCTTTGCCTTATGTAAATGGTAGATTTACTACAGCTAACTACATACCCTTTGGTGAAGGCAACTTATACCCTGAGCTTCTTAATCAAATGTATTACTCTAGTCCTTTACATGGTGCAATTTGTGACTACAAAACTAATGCAGTAATTGGTGGTGGCTTTGAGCTTGTAACTGAGAACTTAACACCTCAGCAGAAACTAGACCTTTACACTTTTGAGCGTAAAACAAAACTAGATAAAATGGTGAAGGCTACTACAAGGCAGTTAGTGATCCATAACAGGGTATACTTTAAACTATGCTTTAACGAAAAGCGTGAACTAGTTAAAATAGAAAATTTAAGCCCTGAAAAGATACGAGTAGGTAGAGATAAAAAGACTTATTTTATTTGTGATGATTGGGCTTCTAGAATAGATGTAAGACAAATTAAAAGATACCACATAACTAACCAGGATTGCGAACAATTATATTGCTATGAAATTGAAAGTATCGGGCAAGATTATTATTCATTACCTCAATATTCAAGTGCTTTAAACTTTGCTTTTTTAAGTGGTGAGCTTTCATACTTTGCAAAATCAAACATACAAAATAGCGTTTTCCCTTCATTTGCTATGATGTTCCCTAAGAGACCACAAAGCGAAGAAGAAAAAGATGTACTAAGAAGAACCATTGACAAGCTTAAAGGTGCGGCTAATTCCGGTAAAGCTGTAGCGTTCTTTGCTAACTCAGCAGAACAACTACCTAAGATAGAAAGCCTACCAACAAATGGTAATGATAAACTTTTTCAAGAGGCCTCACAATTAAACACTGAGCAAATTTGTTTCAGTCACACTATTGACCCTATCTTAATGGGTGTAAGAACTACAGGAAGTCTAGGAAGTGGTAGCGACATTAAACAAGCTTATGTAATATTTGAAAAGAATGTAGTAATGCCTCTTCGTGGTATGGTTCAAGACATTTTTAACGAACTTTTGCATATATCTAAGTTAAGTGCTGAATTTACTATCAATAACTTTCAGATTATCAATGAAACTATCGTACAATTAGAAGGTGATACCTCTAAAACAAATGATGCTTTAAATTCTTTAAGTCCTTTAGTAGCTACTAAGGTACTTGAAACAATGACAATTAACGAAGTAAGAGCTTTAGCCTCGTTACCACCCATTGAAGGCGGTGATTTAACCCAAAGTGCTGCGGCTGCTGCTGCTGTAGTTACTCCAACACCTGTATTATAATGCTATACTTTATAACTGAAACCTACTTAAAGACCAACACACCGATAACAGCCAATGTAGATGTTACAGATGTAACGCCTTACATAGCTACACAGGCACAGCTAAGAGTACAGCCTATCTTAGGTACTACTTTCTATAATGGTTTGCTTACAGCTTACAATGCTCAGACCTTAAGCCCTGAAGAAACTATCTTAGTAGGTTTTATACAGCCTGTAATAGCTTGGCGTTCTGCAGAAGATGCTGTTTTCGGTTTAACATACCAATTAAAGAACAAAGGATTGCAAACTCAAAGCGGTGATTACAGCGGGTCAGTAGGTAGAAACGAAGTAGCCTTCGGAATGGAGCACTATGCACAAAAGGCGGCCTTCTTTGAGCAAAGATTAATCAACTATTTACTAGCCAATAAAGATTTATTCCCTGGCTTTACAGATGAGGCAAATAGAGATACTGATCTAAGACCAATGATTGATAGATGCAACTGCAATGGTACCTGTATTGGTAGCTGTGGCGGTTTCCAAAGAGACAATGGATATAACAATAATATACTTATACTATGAGCGTAAACTTAATAAAAGATTGGCAAGATAAAACAATAGGTGATATAAAAACCAATAATAGTTTATTTGAGATAGCTACTTTTTACGGTGTGGATGCTGAAAATAGTTTTGATTTATTAGGTGATATTGCTGTAGCTTTAGGTTATCTTGAAGACCCTAATTTATTAGGTATGCCTTATATTCAAATTATTAGTTATAGTATAGCAGGTAAAGACCCTGAAGGTGGCTCGTGGCTTCAAACAATAGTTAATAATATATAATGAGACTTCAACTGTTCATTTTACTAGCGTCAATTCGTACAAGCTTTCCTAAATTACTTGCTGTTTTGTGGACATTTTTTTTACCTGTTACTAACTTACTTTTTTTGGTAGGTTTTTGTATCTGCTTAGATACAGTTTTCGGCTTATGGAAAGCAAAGAAATTAAAAGAAAAAATATCTAGCCGTAGATTGTCAGCTATAATCTCAAAAATGTTTTTATACCAGGTGACGGTTATTTTATTTTACCTTATAGATAAGTTTATTTTAAATGCTATAATGCTAACCTTCTTTTCTGTGCCTTTAATGCTTACTAAAGTGATCGCACTTATATTAATTAGCATTGAGATATTTAGCATAGATGAGAATTACAGAGCAGTGCATACTTATGGACTATGGCACGCTTTTAAAAGGGCAGTAGGTAGAGCTAAAGAAATTAAAACAGATATTGATGGACTCAAAGATTAACGCATTTGTACACTTTATTCGTAAATGGGAAGGCGGTTTAAGTCGTCACACCTCAGACAGTGCAAGCTCTTATCCTTGTCCTACTCCATACAACGGGAAAAGCGGTTATCACACTAATGCAGGTATAACCTACGCTGCATGGGTTCATAGTTTTGGTAAAGATAATGATAGCCGATTTCTAATAATGAATAGCGAAGATTGGTTTAAGGTATTCAAGGGTTCGTATTGGGATGGAGTAAAAGCTGATAGTATCAAAGATATAACAGTAGCTATTTTTTTGACTGAGATAGCGTGGGGTTCAGGCACAAGTCAAGCAATTAAGACGGCTCAAAAGTGCGTTAACCAGTGCGGACTTAAAGTAACTATTGATGGTGCTATAGGGCCTCAAACAATTACCGCAATAAACTCACTAAACGGTAAAGAATTACTTGCAGTTATGTTTGTGGAGCGTGAAAGATTTTTCAGAGCAATAGCCAAAGGTAAAAATTCAGTATTTCTTAAAGGGTGGTTGAATAGATTAAACGACTTTAAAGCTTGTTTTTATGCAATTTAAGAGACTTATAATAGTTTTAAGTACAATCACATTGCTTTTTGCTTGCAGTCACGCTAAGCGTGCTGTATGGCATTATAATAAAGCTGTTAAAAACGGCTTGTCTATTGACACTGATACTATAAGAGTAGCAACTATTGATAGTGTAGCAGTAGCTTACAACGATACTATTATATTTGAAAAGATATTGAGGTACAAAGATACTGTAATTAGAATTTTAGAGCTACCAAAGACCAGGTGGCAAACACGAATAGAGTACAGGTATAAAACGCAACTTGTTAAGCAGGATGTATTGAAGTACAAGTATATCTACAAAGATAAGAAACAAGAGAAGGCCAAAACAAATTGGCGTTTGTTCTTTTGGGGTGTGTTAGTAGGGTTTATTTTAAACTTTGCTTTACGAATTTTAGACAAATTATACAACCCCTTCAATAAATAGATTAGATTTACACTAAAAAATTTAAGTGTATGACTAGAAACCGATTATTTTTCGATATAGAAACTAGCTTTAATGTAGGTATATTTTGGCGTAGTGGTTACAACTTAACTATTAATCCTGGTGACATCATACATGAGCGGGCAATCATTTGCATTTGCTATAAATGGGAAGGTGAAGATGAGGTACATAGCTTAGAATGGGATAAAAACC